GATAAAAGCTCACTCCATACAGTAGTAAGCACTTTCCACAATGTATCTATATCTGATTGGTTCATTTTTAATCATCCTTTCTTGGTTGTTCATCAGGTCTATAAGCTAAATCATAAAATCCCCGTTCTTCCGGTGGCACTATTACAATTTGGCCGTTTTCATCCCTAAATTCATGCCCGTAATCATCAAGGGCTATCCCGTTCCGGTCTATGTAGTGAAATTCCATCATTTTTCCCTAAAAATCTTGATAAATAACACAATCAAGATGCTCCGCACCCTCTTGTATTGAGGTCATGCCTACATATAGTGTGTTTTCTTGTAGGTAATCAATAACAGTTTGCAAGGCCTCTGATTCTTCCATTCCCTCGATATCAATGCCGTAGCTATTTGCGGTGTCTTTGTAATATTCTTCCGAAAACTCGCAACATATAGCGATTACATCAAGCTCGGATTCGATTCCGGTTGAATTGTCCATTTCTTCAAACCAATCAAAAAGCACTCCCAAACCCTCATAGCTAAATTGATTACCTCTCCCGCAATCGTGGAAAGCCCGTCTAAAATCGTCAAGATATACAGTCTGTTTCATGATTAAGCCCCTTTTTTACATTTATGGCACAAGCCGAAGCCGTGGCCGGTTGAGAAATACCTATAACCTATTGCGTATTGATAGCGATAGGCCGTGGATTTTTTAAAGCAATATTGCGGGGATTTAAACCCGCATTTTTCGCAAGTGGTAAGAATCATTGGTTTTCTCTTATATTGTTGTATTCAACATCATCATACAAATCATTCAAAGCCTGATAGTATCCATAAGCCATAATTCTATGAAAATCACTTGTTTTCACTTGGTCAAAACCATTTTGAGGGTCAAAATTCCAATCTTTTTCAAGATTTAACAATGTGTTGATTAGATGATCTTTTAAGTTTTCTTTGCTAAATCTCATTTTTATACCCTTTCAGTCTGTGAAATATGAAATACATAAGCGGATTGCGGTTTAACGACTTCTTGGCCGGTTTTGTCGGTATATCTGATCCATGTAATAACCTTGACCCCTTTTTCACCTTTTTTTACTTGCCGGCCTATTGCTTGCCATGCTTTATAGGTTAAAACATTCTCACGGGGAATGATCTCGCTGGAAGGAATACCTCTAGCCATAAAGCCCGCAAATATCGTCTGATAGTTAAGCCCGCTTGTATTGCCTCTAGCACGGGATAAGGCCTCTTGAGCATATAGATTGGTCATGATTAGGCCTTTACTTTCATGGATACTACTGTTGCCTGTAATTCATGGGGATAAGCAAAAGGAAGGGCATTAGATAACATATCTAAAGCCTTCTCATTGTCTAATGTAAAGCCGTCATCTATCCATGACTGATCTACTGTAAATTGCACTGTAAAGCTAACTGTCTGTTTCATAATCTAGCCCTTTCGGTTAAATGGTTTGACTGCGATATCCTCACGGATATTTCGGCTCATAAAGCCATCATCAGGCAGTCTGAAAGCCCGCTAGTTTTTCTTGCAAAAAGTCTAAATTAAACCAATGCCCTTTATCTGTGAGTATTAAGTATGTTCCGGCACTAGAAGTCTGATAACAATATTTTCCTTCCCTCTCTGAATACCATATAGGGTTATAATCAATTCCCCATATAGACTTCAGCACTTGAGAGAGTTTTTCGGCTCTCCGGTGGTTTACTTCAATATTGTCTGTATCCTTCTGTAATTCAATCCATACTTCATCTACTGTATCGTCATCTATTACTAACATTGTCTAGCCCTTTCATGGTTTGACTAATTAAAAAAATACTACTTACTGCCCTTGTAGTATTTCACGGGTTTATCTATAAATTCTTGACCTAGATCAAGAAAATGAAAAATAGTTTTTCACAATATGAGAAAGTTTAGGTTTTTATACTGTGGATTTATACAGTCCTGTGCATTTATACAGTAGTGCTGATATACTGTGCCGGTGTTCTGATGATGTTTCTATTATGTATATATGAGAATCCCTCGATTAAGTAAAAAGCAAATCAATGAGGCCTTAGATCAAGCCCCCATGTATGAGCTATTGAATGTTAATAAATCAGCACTCACAAGTAAGCAGTTCAAATATTGTGAGGGATTAGCACGGGGAGAGACTAAAGCCGGTGCGTATCGGAAAGCATATAACAGTAAGGGCAATAGTCGGACAATAGCAAAGCGAGGGCATGAGATGAGCAAGCGAGGGGATATTCAGGCTACAACAGAAGCGATTAAGCTAGCGATTGAATGGGAGAAATCGCATACAGCCGGACAAATAAGGGCATTAGTAGCTCATAGGCTTACAGTCGAGGCCATAGCCGAGGATTCTAACCCTAGCGTAAGGGTTAATGCTTTGAAAGCATTGGGAACTATTGCCGGTGTTGATTCCTTTATACATAGATCAGAGACTAAAGTCGTGAAGGATAGCGATAAGGCCAAAGATGATCTATTAGCCATGCTTAAACAAGCCCTAAACGATAGCACTCGCACTATTGACGAAGACTTGGACATTCAAAACCTTATGCGAGAAATAGAAGGACAGGGACTTGGCGATTCTAGCGGGCATATCAGCGACCCCCATACCCCCCTTTTGGAGAGTAGGAGTCCCTTAGAGACCTTGCATACTATTCCAGACATCCAATCACCACTTGAAAGTAGCCCCCCTATCTCCAAAAATAAAGAAGATGAGCAAAATCAATAAGTTACAAATTGAGCATGGTTTTTCTATAGGAAACACCCCCCTTCGTTGTTTTTTTACAACAGGGGTGGGGGGTATATTTTTATGAGAAATATTAAGGATGTGAAGTATGAGTTGGACTGGGCTATAGGAAGACTAGAGCAGTACGCTAGGCTAGTAGAGTTCTTAAGCCACGAGCATAGTTGTTTGATTAAGGAGCAGAAGGACCAAGAGAAACTAGCTGAAATTGAAGCTAAGAACATAATTGAGAGGATGATGAAATGATTGAATCTATTGTAAAACCCCAACCCCTAGATAATGATGTGGCGGTTATTAAGATCCTACAGTTAATGGGACAGCTATCCGTATCCGATATCCGGTATGTGTTAGAAGTGTGTTCCCGTATCTATGGAGTGGTACAGCACCAAGACCGAGTTGCGTCTGCGCATTGGGTAGCGGGCGAAGAGGCGGGGAGTGACCGCAACTGGGAAAGCCATCTATGAACCGCGATTTTGTGTTAGCCCTCCTTGGAATGGCGATTATCTGGTTAGCCTTAAATATCCTTTTATGACAGAAAAGCAACAATACGTCTATGAGGTGATTGAGACCTATTGGCTCAAGCGGGGATACGCGCCCTCGATTCAAAATATTATGGATATTACCGGAGATAAGTCTAAGGCGAATATCCAGAGAATCATCGTTAGGCTGTGCGAACTGGGACACTGTAAAAGAATCCCCCGTACCGCCCGGTCCGTCCGCCCCGCATACATTAAATTAAAGCGCCCTAATGAATCTGACCGAGCTAGTTAAAAAGCTAGACCCTGCCCAGCAAGCTGCCTTTATGGAGGCGGCGGAGGTGTATTTAAATTCTAAAAAGCGCGAAAAAGCAACCACTGACTTTATGGCTTTTGTCCATGAGATGTGGCCCGGATTTATTAATGGCGCCCACCATAAGGTGATGGCCAAGAAGTTTGAGGAGATAGCCAGTGGGAAAATTAAAAGACTTATTATTAATATGCCTCCACGACATACCAAGTCTGAGTTTGCTTCTTATATGCTTCCTGCTTGGTTCTTGGGGCGTTTCCCTAATAAGAAGATTATTCAGTGTAGTAACACTGCTGAACTGGCAGTAGGCTTTGGACGAAAAGTCCGTAACTTAGTAGGAAGCGAACAATATGCGAAAGTGTTCCCAAATGTCTCTCTTAGGTCAGATAGTAAAGCTGCTGGTCGCTGGAGTACTAGCGGTAATGGCGAGTATTTTGCTATCGGTGTTGGCGGTACCGTTACTGGTAAGGGCGCGGATTTGCTCATCATCGACGACCCGCATTCTGAACAGGAAGCTGCGATTGCGGCCACGAATCCCGAAGTTTACGATAAAGTATACGAATGGTATTCCTCAGGTCCACGTCAGCGACTCCAGCCGGGAGGAGCGATTATAGTAGTTATGACACGCTGGGCTAAGAAAGACTTAACTGGCAGGATTGTTAAATCGTCAATCGAGAAAGATGGAGACACATGGGAGACGATTGACTTTCCAGCGATTCTCCCGTCGGGGCGCGCCCTATGGCCAGAGTTCTGGGATCTCAAAGAATTAGAGGTATTGCGGGAAGAATTGCCGATATCCAAGTGGCAGGCGCAGTATCAACAACAGCCCACCTCCGAAGAAGGCGCATTAGTTAAGCGCGAATGGTGGAAGGTATGGGAGCAAGATTACCCTCCTCGTTGCGAGTTTGTGATCCAGTCTTGGGATACCGCCTTTACCAAAAATGAGCGTTCAGACTACTCAGCCTGCACGACTTGGGGTGTTTTTTATATGAATGAGAACGAAAATGATCCCCACGTTATTCTGTTAGATGCCTATAAAGCGCGCTTGGAGTTTCCTGAATTGAAGGATAAAGCCTTTGAAATGTACAAAGAGTTCCAGCCAGATGCGTTTATCGTGGAAGGTAAGGCATCAGGACTGCCGTTAATTGGCGAATTACGACGCATGGGTATTCCCGTATCCGAGTTTACCCCAACCCGCGGAAATGATAAGATAGCCCGATTGAATTCAGTAACAGATTTGTTTGCGTCTGGCAAGGTTTGGGCGCCTGAGAAAAGATGGGCGGAAGAAGTTATCGAAGAGATGGCGTCTTTCCCTAATTCAGATCACGACGACTTGGTGGACTCATCCACGCAAGCGCTTATTCGCTTTAGACAGGGCGGATTCATTAGACTTCCATCCGATGAACCCGACGAACCGCAGTATTTTAAATCCCGACGTAATGCTGGGTACTATTAACTAGGAAAAACATATGGCAATTGATAAAGCTCTCTACCAAGCCCCCGAAGGGATTGACGCTTTGGCTGAAAAAGAACAGCCACTAGAGATTGAGGTGGTAGATCCAAAGGAAGTTACCATTGGAATGGACGGGCTAGAGATTACTTTAACGCCTGACAGCGAGAAAAGCGATGATTTCTACGCTAACTTAGCTGAAGAAATTGATGATCGCGTCCTAGTTTCGATTGCAAGCAGTCTTATAGAAGACTTCGAAGGCGATATTGGCGCGCGAAAAGACTGGATTCAAACTTATGTGGACGGATTAGAGCTTTTAGGCCTAAAAATTGAGGAAAGAAGTGAGCCTTGGGAGGGCGCTTGTGGCGTTTACCACCCACTTTTGAGCGAAGCTTTGGTTAAATTCCAAGCAGAAACCATGATGTCCATCTTTCCAGCGTCGGGTCCAGTAAAAACCCACGTTATTGGTAAGGAAACACCAGATAAAAAGGCTGCGGCAGAGCGTGTTCAAGAGGATATGAACTACGAATTGACCGAAGTCATGCAGGAATACCGCCCAGAAACCGAAAGAATGCTGTGGGGCTTGGGTTTAGCGGGTAATGCGTTCAAAAAAGTCTACGAAGATGAGCAATTAGGCCGTCAAGTAGCGATGTATGTGCCAGCCGAAGATATGGTTGTGCCTTACGGCGCTTCAAGCCTAGAATCTGCTGACCGCGTAACCCACGTTATGCGCAAAACTGAGAATGAATTGCGCGCTTTGCAGGTGGCTGGGTTCTATCGCGATGTAGATATTGGCGATCCAGTCAATTCGCTAGACGAAGTAGAGAAAAAAATTGCAGAAAAGTTAGGATTCCGAGCTACTTCTGATGACCGCTACAAGATTTTAGAGATGCACGTTAACCTAGACTTAGAAGGTTACGAGCATACCGATGAAGATGGCAATCCTACTGGAATTGGTTTGCCATATATCGTAACCATTGAAAAAGGCACAAATACGGTGTTGTCTATCCGTAGAAACTGGGAGCCAGATGATGAGAAACACAAGAAACTCCAGCACTTCGTCCATTATGGGTATATTCCCGGTTTTGGTTTTTATTGTTTTGGTCTCATCCACCTTATTGGCGCTTATGCTAAAAGTGGCACTTCCATTATTCGTCAGCTGGTCGATGCAGGCTCCCTCGCAAATCTGCCGGGTGGCTTTAAGACCCGTGGCTTGCGCGTCAAAGGTGACGACACACCAATAGCACCGGGCGAGTTCCGTGATGTAGACGTCCCATCTGGCGTGATGCGCGACAACATCATGCCTTTACCATACAAAGAGCCAAGCCAAGTATTGATGGCGCTGCTCAATCAGATCGTAGAAGAAGGCCGTCGCTTTGCAAATACAGCCGATTTACAGATTTCTGATATGTCAGCTGCCGCGCCCGTCGGCACAACGCTTGCCATCCTTGAGCGCACTCTCAAAGTCATGTCTGCAGTGCAAGCCCGTATTCATTACAGCTTAAAGCAAGAGTTAAAGCTATTAAAGAAAATTATCGGAAACAATGCACCGGTAGATTATGACTATGAGCCAGAAGAAGGAAGCCGTAAAGCCAAGCAGTCTGATTACCATAACGTAGATGTCATTCCTGTCAGCGATCCTAACGCATCCACGATGGCGCAGAAGATTGTTCAATATCAGGCAGTTATGCAGTTAGCACAGCAGTCGCCAACACTTTTCAATATGCCATTACTCTATCGTCAAATGCTAGATGTATTGAGCATTAAGAATGCGCATAAGTTGATTCCGCTGCCAGAAGACATGATGCCTAAAGATCCTGTCACAGAAAATCAAGATATCTTGATGATGAAGCCAGCCAAGGCATTCCAATACCAAGATCATACGGCTCACATCACAGTGCATATGTCTGCGATGAAAGATCCTAAGATTATGCAGTTGTTGCAGGGCAACCCAATGGCACAGCAGTTACAAGCCGCGATGATGGCGCATATTAACGAACACCTTGGATTCCAGTATCGCGTTGAGATTGAAAAGCAGCTCGGTATGTCCTTGCCACCTCAGCAGGACGAGTCTGGCGAAGATGTTCACATGGATCCAGAAGTCGAAGCCCGCCTTGCACCATTGTTGGCGCAGGCTTCACAGCGTTTGTTACAGCAAAACCAACAGCAGGTTGCAGCGCAGCAAGCACAGCAGCAGGCTCAAGATCCGCTTGTCCAGTTACAACAACAAGATATGCAGATCAAGATGGCAGAGCAAAAACGAAAAACTCAAAAAGATCAAAACGATTTAATGATCGAACAAGAGCGTATCAAAGTAGAACGCGCCCGTATTGCCTCACAAGTGGCTATGGACGCAGCAAAATCTCAAGCACAAATGGAAACTTCCGAAACAGTTGAGAAGATGAAGATGGGTGTAGATCTTGTGAAGCACATCTCTGAAAAAGATAAGGCACATCAGTTACAGAACAAACAGCTGATAACTAATGTTGCATTGCAAAAAAGCAGAGAGCAACATGAATCACAAATGAAACAAATGGAGCCAAAACAGAAAGGTGAATGATGGACGCTTTTGAAGTTTTAGTCACAGAACTAGACAACAAGGCAGTACAACTTAAAGAATGGATGTCAGCCGGAAACGCACAGTCGTTTGAAAGCTACCAAAAGATTTGCGGGGAGATACAAGGTCTTCTCTTTGCAAAGCAGTACGCATTAGACCTTAAACACAGAATGGAACATTCCGACGATGAATGATTTAAATTTAGCACAAGCAGTAGATTTATCAGCAGTACTCGACAAGAGCCAAGAGGAAAAAGCCAGTCAACTTCCAAAACCCCAAGGATATCGCATTCTTTGCGCCATTCCTGAGGCTGAAAAAGAATTTGACAGCGGTCTAGCCAAAGCAGACGTCACCATTAAAAATGACGAAATTCTAACAACAGTCCTATTTGTAGTATCCCTAGGACCCGATTGTTACGCAGATAAAGAGCGTTTCCCCACCGGACCTTGGTGCAAACAGGGTGATTTTATCCTTGTGCGCCCCAACGCTGGAACACGCCTAGTAATCCACGGCAGAGAATTCCGCATTATTAACGATGATTCCGTAGAGGCAATTGTGGACGATCCACGCGGAATTACCCGCAAATTTATTTAAGGAGCCAAACGATGGCAGAATTACAGCAAGAGAAGTATACGTTTCCTGATGAACAGGAAATGCCACCAGTAGAAATGGCAGAAGACGCCATTGATATTGAAGTGGAAGATGATACCCCTGAAGAAGATCGCGGCAGATTCCCTGCTAGCCCTGAAACCATAAAAAAGATAGAAGTCGAAACCGATGAGTTAGACCAATATAGCGCTGATGCGAAGAAGAAGATCATTACCATGAAGCGCATTTATCACGACGAGCGTCGTCGTGCTGAAGCCGCAGAACGGGAACGTGAGGCAGCGATTCAGGCTACCAAAAAGCTTTTAGAAGAAAACAAACGTATCAAACATATGCTTACAACAGGTGAGCAGGAGTATGTTACCGCTGTTAAGAACACCTCAGAAATGCAACTGGAAATGGCTAAAAAAGCCTATAAAGAAGCATATGACTTAGGAGATTCTGATAAGTTAGCAGAAGCCCAACAAAAGATGGTACAAGCCAGCCTTGAATTGGACAAAGCAAAGAATTTTAAGCTACCTACTTTACAAGAAGATAACTTTGATGTAAAAATACAACAAAATGATCCAGTAGCGCCACGCCCAGACGACAGAGTTATGGAATGGCAGGCTGAAAATCCTTGGTTTGGTCAAGACGAAGAAATGACCGCATCAGCATTAGGGCTACACGAAAAGCTCAAGCGTCAAGGAGTAAAGATTGGATCTGAAGAGTATTACGCGCAATTGGACAAAACAATGCGTAAACGTTTTCCAGAAGCTTTTGAGAAAGAAGCGGAAGAAGAAGCAGAGCCAAAGGACGAGCCTAAAGCAAAGCCCAAAACTATTGTTGCTCCGGCCACTAGGTCGACGGCCCCTAAAAAGGTCAAGCTAACTACTACACAGGTAGCCTTAGCTAAAAAATTGGGATTAACCCCAGAGCAATATGTCCGTGAACTTTTAAAACTGGAGAATTAAGATGACTAAAGCAACTAGAGAAGTAACCAATCGTGAATTTGATGAACGTCCAAAATCATGGGCGCCACCAGAATTACTACCAGAACCTGACAAACAGGCTGGATTCGAATACAGATGGATTCGAGTTTCAATGCTCAACCAAGCTGACCCACGCAATCTTTCATCCAAGATGCGAGAAGGCTGGGAACCAGTGATGTCGGAAGAGCAGCCGAAGTACAAGTTGTTAGCCGCTCGTGAAGGTCAGTTTAAAGACAATATCGAGATTGGTGGATTATTACTCTGCAAACGCCCTGAGGAGTTTGGTGAACAGCAAGCTGCATATTACGCTGAGATGACCAGACAACAAGCGGAAGCTGTAGATAATAATTTAATGCGCCAGAGCGATGCTCGTATGCCTATCTTTAAAGAAGGTAAGTCTACGACTAGCAAAGGTACTAAAAATTAATTTTAAGGAGATTTAAATGGCATATCCAATCGTACCTAGTACATACGGTTTCCGCCCTGTAAATCTTATTGGTGGTCAAGTTTTCTCTGGTTCGACACGTCAGTTGCCAATCCAGTACGGCTTTAACACTAATATTTTTTACGGTGACGTAGTAGGTATCGCGCGTGGTTTTATCACTCGTGAGACTGTTACTACTGGTGGTTCTTCAACTACTGGCGCTGCTGGCGCTGGTCAAGTTGGTGTTTTCTTGGGTTGTAACTATACAGATCCAGTTACTAAGCAAAAGCGCTACAGCCAATATTGGCCAGCTGGCACTTTAGCTGGTGATGCATTTGCTGTTGTTACCGATGATCCTGATACTTTATTCCAAGTTGCTGTTGCTTCAACCCAAGGCGCTCAAGCCATCGGTTCTGCTGCTACTGCAATGATCGGTTTAAATATCGCTGGTTCTGACCTTGCTGGTAGCTTGAACACTGGTGATTCTTACAACGGTGTATTAGCTTCTTCTGCTGCTACAACTTCAACATTGCCTTTCCGTATTGTTGATTTGAAGCGCGATACAGCTGTTCAAACAACTGCCACTTATACTAGCGGCACTGGCACTTTGACTGTTTCAGCATTGCCTTCTAACTTGTTAGTTGGTACTGAAGTAGGTTATATCGCTTCTAACGGTCAGTATGTTGGTACAGGTTCATGGGTTTCTACTTTTGCTGCTGCAGGTACTACTACCGTAATTCTTAACAGCGCACAAGTAACAGTAAACAGCCCAACTGGAACTGCATCTACTGCAATGACAATCCCTGCATCAAGCACATTGGTATTTACTCAGTATCCTGAAGTTTACGTTAAGTTTAACTTCGGTATCCATGAGTACTATAACAATACTGCTCCAGCAGTTACACTTTAATTTAAGGAGCTTATAAATGGCTATTTCACGCGCACAACTACTGAAAGAGTTGCTCCCCGGATTGAATGCACTGTTCGGATTAGAGTATGCTCGCTATGGTGAAGAACACAAAGAGATCTACGAAACAGAGACCTCTGAGCGTTCCTTCGAAGAAGAAACAAAATTGTCCGGCTTTAGCGCTGCACCAGTTAAGCCTGAAGGCAATGCAATTGCGTATGATAATGCGCAAGAAGCATGGACAGCTCGCTACAACCACGAAACTATCGCCCTTGGCTTTAGCTTGACCGAAGAAGCAATCGAAGATAACCTCTACGATTCTTTATCAGCTCGCTACACCAAAGGTCTAGCTCGTGCTATGGCTTACACCAAACAGGTTAAAGCTGCTGCAATTTTGAATAACGGTTTCAACTCCGCTTATACCGGTGGTGATGGCGTTTCATTGTTCAGCACCTCACACCCATTGGTTAACGGTGGCACCAACGGCAACACCCCATCTACTCCTGCTGACTTGAACGAAACCGCATTGGAAAATGCTGTTATTCAAATTGCTGCTTGGACCGATGAGCGTGGTCTGTTGATCGCTGCTAAACCACGCAAGTTGGTTGTTCCTCCTGCACTCCAGTTCGTTGCAACTCGTTTGCTCGAAACTGAATTGCGCGTTGGCACAAACAACAACGACATCAATGCAATCAAGAACAACGGTTCCGTTCCAGAAGGTTACACAATTAACCACTTTTTGACCGCTACCAACGCATGGTTCTTGACCACTGATGTTCCAAATGGTTTGAAACACTTTGTTCGTACCCCACTCCAGAATTCTATGGATGGCGACTTTGATACTGGTAACGTCCGTTACAAGTCTCGTGAGCGTTATTCCTTTGGTTATTCTGATCCATTGGGTGTATACGGTTCTTACTAATCTTGTAAGCCCCACGAAGAACCCCGCCAAAAGCGGGGTTTTTTGTTTGTGGTATACTACTTCTGAGCGCTTTTGCTCATACACACAACACACAGGAGTTTTATTATGAATCCATATGAATTAAGACTTAGCCTATTAAACATGGCAAGAGATATGTTGACTAATCAGTATCATGCGGAAGTACAGGCGTGGGAATTACTGGAAAAGTTTACAGATGATAATCCATATCCTAAGTTTCCTACCTTTCAAAACATTCTTGATAGGGCTGCGGAAATGAATAAGTTTATTAGCGAAAGCAAGTAAGCTATGACCCCGCTCATAAAGCGGGGTTTTTTAATTGGTTTTCTTCTACAACTTTGTTAAATTCTTCAGCAAGCAATTTAAATCCCTCTAAGTTTAAATGTACTTTATCTGAATAGTATTGTGTTTTTGTTTCTAATTTATTAGTCATTAACTTTTCAGCGATTGAAACAACATATAAATCTTTTACAGAAAATCGTTCTGTTTTCAAATAATTATTAAAATATAAAGTTGCCAAGTTGCGCTCGAATGGCGTACCAAACGCATCTTCGCCTTCTGGCCCTGAAGCAATTGGAGCCATGATAAAGATAGGAAAATCATAAAACATTCGTGCTACGGAGCAAAAGTTTAGTATTCTGCTAGCAATAATTTCGCAAGATTGACGTAATTGCATATTTTGTGCCATCTTTACGGATTTAGTTCTAGTATCTATTTCCCCAAAAGAAATAGCTAAAGCAGATACATCTTGGTTTTCTATGGTGTCAAAAACTTTTGTACCCCATTTACCAATATTATTTTCTCCCCACAAATGATAGGCAAGCAAGGGTCCTAAATGGTGGACTTTAATATTAGGAAATTTATGATCTCCGCTCCAACCTTGAAATGTGTTTCCAGACCAAATAATGCTATGAGAATCTCCAACAACATGAAACATTAAAAAAGTTCCGCAATAAATTGTTTTGTCATCGCCATACCGCGATCAAATTGTGCCTCGACATCTTTATAACGAAATACCTTCATTACGCCATCTTTAACATATGGATCTATAAAATTTTGATCTCTTGGTGGATCTACATAATCTCCAAGCCATACAAAAGTAGGCATTCCATTCATTGAACTCATGGTTTTTATTCCGCTATCGCTGCCAACTACCGCATAGCATTGACCAACATAAGCTAAACTTTTTGCAGGATTAGGATCGCATACAAACTTTAATGTTTCGGACTGGCGTATACCCATTCCTTTTAACTCTTCTTCTAATCCAAATACCATTAAATTGTAATCTTTAGACTTTAATACTTTAATGACGCGCGCAGGAATAGACTTTAAGATCATCCCAAATTTCTTTTGCGTATCAATAGAAAAATGACTTCCATTAACATGAACCCCGATTGTGGGTTTATTGTTAGTAAACAATGGTTTTTGGTGGTCAAATGGGTAAATATCAAAATATTGTCCGCGCGGGCAGTGCATATATTTTTCAGTTTTTGGAAGGGCATTTAATATTAAATTTTGCTCTTCTAAAGTATTAAATATAAAAACTTCTTCAGGTTCTATTCCAACAGTATTCCAAAACTCTTTAGCACCCTTTAAATGCGATATACAACAATATCGTAAATTGTTTTTTCTATTAGCATCAACAAATGGTAGAAACTGCAAAAAATCACCCATTCCACCTTGCAATAAAATTATGTTGCCCATTTAATCAAATCCTCTTTAATGTTTTGAACTACAGATTCCCAGTCGCCCAACTTGGGCTGGCGGTAAAGTTTAATAGTGGGATACCAAGGGCTATCGGTTCTATCCATAAACCAACGCCAGCAGGTATCAAATCGGTTCATCATCCACACCTCTTTGCCCATTGCGGCGGCAACGTGGCAAGTAGAAGTATCTACGCAAATAACCAAATCTAGATTAGCAATATAAGCCGCGGTATCCGCAAAGTCTTTAAAGTGGGCAGTATCATTAATCATATTCTTCCAGCCCAAGCAGTCTTCTAACTCTTTTTCTGGACCTTCGCCTTTTTGCAAAGAATAGAAATTAACATCAGCTTCTTTTAATGGTAAAAGCTTTTCCAAAGCAATATTTCTGCGTTCATTAACCGCCCATACTTCTGGCTGGTCAGGCCTAAAACCACCACTCCAAACCAAACCTACATTCTTTTTTCTACCAAAAGAAAAAAATTGCCCCTTAAATTGGTCTACCAATTCATGATCTGGTTTAATGTAAATTCCATGAGGGATATTGTCCATACGGGTTTTAAACGCGTAAGGAAGGCTCATAAGGGCAATATGGTAGTCAAATGGGGGTATGGCACCACCGGTTGTGACGACCTGATCTATGCCCTCTAAAGTGCTTAATAACTTAACTAGAGGTTTTTCAGTACCCAACAATACTTTAGCCCCAGCATCTTTTGCTAACTTGGCGTATCGGCAAAACTGCAGCATATCGCCAAGCCCTTGTTCTCCATGAATAAATAGTATTTTATTGCTTAAATCTTGTGTTCCGTCATACAGAATTCCGGGCAGATTTCGTCTTGGGTAGACTGGACGCATCCAGCGCCATTCGTGTTCTTCCCACGCAGTATCATATTCCCCACGCAAAAGTAGGCATAAAGACCTATTAAATCGCGCGTCTGCTAGATTTGGATCAATAGCAATAGCTTTGTTATAGTCTTCTAAAGCCTCATCAGGGCGACCAAGGTTTTGATAAACAAGACCACGATTATTGTAAAAAGCCTCAACTCCTTTAGGGTTTTGAGCTATTCCAGCCTGATAGCAAGCTAAAGTTTCTTCCATTCTATGGAGTTTTTGCAGTGCAATACCTTTATTATTGTAGGCTTCTGGAAAGTTAGGCCTATATTTTAAAGCCAAGTTATAGCACTCAATTTCCTCTTCTATTCTATGCATAGTTCCCAAAACAATGCCTTTGTTATAGTGTGCTTCGGCATAATTTGGTTGCAATTTAATAGCAGCATCAAAATCATGCATAGCCAACTCTGGCTGTTTTAGGGCTTGAAATACATTTGCCCGATTATTTAATGCCACCGGATTATTGGCAAATCGTTCAATTGAAAGGTTAAAATACTGCAAAGCAGCCAAATAATTTTTGACTGAACCTAAAATACATCCTATAAGATGATAGGCATCTGGGTGATTTGGGGCTGCTTTTATGATCTCTTCAGCAGTCATTATGGCTAATTCATTATGACCCGCAGCGTGAGCATTCATGGCATTTTGAAGTTTTGCCACCAACTGGGGTGAAATAGGCTGAACTTTTACCGTTGTTTTTGGCGGTATTTTTGCTACTTTTTTCTTCTTTTTCATCCCAAAAGTTTACACTAAAACTTGATATAAAAGTTTAAGTAGTGTATAAATACAACATCTGGGTGATTGCTTATTCCGCCACTGCCCCAGCAGACGATGCAACGATTGGAATGAGCCTTTTGCATAAGGAGTCCATTATGGGACGTAGTACATTTGAAGGCCCAATTCTATCTGGTGACCAACGCTTTGGCGCGCAACGTGACGTTGGCGCAGCTTTATTGACACAAACAGCATTTTTAAACTTTGCTAATACTACTGCTGGTACTGCTGGTTACAGCGGCGCATCAACAGTGTTTGTATCTCCAAACAATATTCCTAACAACGTAGGCACTATCTGGACTCCACAAGCTGGTTCTTATAGCGCTAGCGGTCCTACTGTTGCTACAGTTCCTACAGCTGATGCTTCTGGTACTATTTATCGTGGCGCTGTATTCTTATTGCCACAAGCTTCAAATATTCAAAATATTTACTTTGACTACCTATCACAGCCAACTGATGGCTCATCAAACGTAGCTACTGTAGTTAACGTATTCATTTCTAACCAGTTTGTTACCTCTTCTACTGGCGCAGTATATGGTAGCGTTGCAGCAAACACTACTACCGCAATTGGCCGTACTATTGCAACCTATACCGCAAGCCAATATGCTAACGTTCAATCTACATTGCAAGATGTACAAAACGTTCAGCCCGGCAATCAGCCAACATGGTTTAGCCAAGTGGTTGTAACAATCCAAATGCTTGGATCAAGCTTGGGCGCTCCAGTTAGCGGTAAGATGGGCATCACATTACAATATGCTCAGTCTGATACCAATATTGGAACAAGTTCAACCTATCCATACGGTAACTTTGACTAATAATCCGATGGGGTACTTCGGTACCCCTTTTTAAAATTTAAGGAGATATTATGTCAGCAGGATGGAGTTTATTGAATTTCTTTTCACCCAACACTCAAACGGGTGCTATGGGTACACAGACCGCTTCTACCCCATTAACGGGTATTGATGGCGCTGCTCAATTTGTTGCCCCTCAGCGTTTGCGTGACGTTGTAGGTAAGCTTAAAGTTTCACAATCTCAAAACATTTATGACGCTGACTTTGAGTATGGCATTCAGCCTTTGCGTTGGGAACAGTTTGTTCAAAACGTATCAGGTCAAGCTTACATTGTTCAAAACCCCGGTTTAGGTGGTGTATCAATGAACATTGGTGGTGGTAACACTCCCGGTGATATTACTATTCGTCAATCACGTCCTTACCATCGTTATCAGCCCGGTAAGACAATGTACATGGCTTCTAACGTAAACTTTGGTTCATCAGTTAGCGGTCAGACACAACGTGTTGGTATTTTTGATGATTCCAACGGTATTTTCTTTTTGCAAAGTGGCGCACCTTATCCCGGTAATCCATATGCAATGTATTGCGTAATTCGCTCTGACTCAGGTGGTTTGCCAGTGGATCAAGTATTCCCAATGGAAGCTTGGAACGGTAACAAGAATATTATTAACTCAATTGACTGGACTAAAGTTCAGATGATTTGGCAAGAGTATGCTTGGTATGGTGCTGGTGCTTTGCGTTGGGGCGTAGTCATCAACGGTGAGCCTTGGGTTGTTCATCAAGTTGGTACAGGTAACGGTACAGTAAATGGTGTAGCTCAGGTTAAACCTTGGAGCCGTACTGGTAACTTGCCAGTTCGCTATGAGCAACGTGATAATGGTTCTTCTGGTCAATCTTTAATGACCCACTATGGTGTGTCAGTATTGGTTGAAGGCGGAATTGATAAACAGCGTGGATTTACCTATTCTTATGGTAACTATGCGGCTTCTCAACAGCGTAGCTTGACTGGTGCTGTAACTCGTTATCCAGCCATGTCATTCCGCATGAGAGCAGTTGGTTCAGATATTTTTGACCAAACTAACGCTGCTGCTACTGGTGGAACTCCACAAACTTTAACTATCAGCGCAGCTACTCCAGCAATTTCTTCTGTTGTAGGTCAAGCTAGTGGCGGTCAAGCTTTGGTTACCTTTGCATCTCCTCATGGATATGCAGTAACCAATCCAGCACAAGCTAATAACCCAGCTCAGTACATTACTTTAAGCTCATTTACTGAAACTGCATCCATTACTGGATATACAATTGCCAGCGCAACATTAACAGTAACTACAATTACTGCTGGTGCTATTCAATCTGGTATGTCGTTGACTGGTACTGGAATTGCTTCTGGAACCACAATTACTTCTCAGTTAACCGCAACTAGCGGTGCCGTTGGTTCACAAGCATACTCTAGCGGTGGCGCAATCGGCTCTAGCGTTGTTGTATTGGCGGCTGGCACTGGATTTGCAGTTGGTCAATTAATTGCTGGTACAGGTATTCAAGCAGGTACATACATTACCGCTGTTAACGGTGCAACCATTACTGTAAACAAAACATTTACAACACAAGTTGCTGGTACAGTTACATCATATGCAGTAGGCGGTGTTGGTACATATCAGTTAAGTTCCTCGCAAACTGGTGTATCTGGCACTTTAACTGCTATAACAACCTATTCAGCACAAACTTGGTTGATTCAGTCTGTTCCAACAACAAGCACAATGATTCTGCCAATTATTTTGGCAAATGGTGCAACATTGACCTCCACTCCAACAGCAACATATTGGGGTGCAAATCAATGGGTTGGTAAGTCGGTTTACTATCAAGCAGCATTGCCAAGTCTTACTGGCGCAGCAATCGGAGCAGCCACTGTCATTGGTGGCGTAACTCAATTCCCTGTAACTTTAAGTTTTGCATCAATCACTAGCTTGGCAACCAATAACGTTATTACCATCTCTGGCGCAGCACCTACCCAGTACAATGGTATTTTTAACGTAACAGCGCTAAATGCTACTCAGGCACAGATCTATTTACCATCTAGTCCGGGCGCAATTACGTTAGCTGGTCAGACTATTACATCGCCATATACAGGTCGTATTACAAGTAACACAACCTCTGCAATCACATTTGGCGACATAGTTACTGGTAATCCATTGCCTAATGTACCAACTGCTGGCTGTTCATATCAGATTGGCTTGATTGATCGTGGACAGTTATTGCCACAAACATTGTTGACTAATACCAGCCAAACTGCTTTGATTGAGTTAATTGCTAGTACGCCAACTAATCAGTTGTCATTACAAGGCGCTAACTTTAAACCTTTAAATACACTTGGTTCATTTAACTCATTTGCTGAGGTAGATTTAAATGCAACTGGCTTAAGTGGTGGTGAAGTAGTTTACGCATTCTCAACTCCCAATAATGCACTGCAACAATTGGATTTGACAAACTTCTTCCCTGTATTAACCAACATTAAAGGTAACGTAGCTGATATCTTGACTGTAGCGATTACAACTACAACCGGTACAGTAGTTCAAGTTAACGTAGTTTGTCAGGAAGCGATGGCTTAATATGGCTAAGACTCCAGCTTGGCAACGCAAGGAGGGGAAATCCCCCTCCGGCGGCTTAAATGCTAAAGGTAGAGCATCAGCTAAAAAAGAAGGCATGAATCTAAAGGCACCCCAACCTAAAGGCGGATCGCGGAAGAAATCCTTTTGCGCCCGCATGAGTGGGATGAAAAAGAAACTAACTTCTGCTAAGACAGCAAATGATCCAGATAGCCGTATTAACAAATCTTTAAAGAAGTGGAAGTGCTAATGGAAGCGATTATGCAATTTTGGAATGCGTTACTGACAATCGTTGTTGGAGCAATTGGATACTTTGTTAAAGAAAAGTTTAATGAATTAGACCGCGTTACTATTTTGGTTAACAAGACCCGCGAAGAAATGGCTCGCGATTATATTACCAAAGTAGAGGTTCGTGGCGATATGCAACAAATTATTGACCGATTTGATAAACTAGAAGCTAAGTTAGACCGCTTCATAGAAGGACATAAATAATGGGCGCATTACAGGATCTTAAAGACAACATCCTTGGTACTGAAAAACAGAACAAGGAAGCGCAGGCTAATTTGGACAAACAAGCTAGTCAAGGTTCTGGTTTGGCTAAAGCATTAGGTGGCAATCCACAGCCAGCACCACAGCCACCTAAAAAGATGGCTAAAGGTGGTACTGCTTCTGCGCGTGCGGATGGTATTGCTCAACGCGGCAAAACTAAAGGACGTTTTTGCTAATGCCAAGTGTCTCTAAAAAACAACATAATTTAATGGAAGCAGTTGCGCATAATGCGAAATTTGCTAAAAAAGTAGGTATCCCTCGCTCTGTCGGTGAGGATTTTGTAAAGGCCGATAAGGGCAAATCTTTTAAAAAGGGTGGCGATATGAAAATGAAAGAAACAATGGGTCCACGCAATATGTCGAAAGATGTAGAAGCTGGTTCAAACAAGCATCGTAAATTTGGTCAATCTGATGTTCAAAAACGCGGTTTAACCCGTGGCATGAACTTGGGTGATACTGGTAAGACTGAGCCACTTGAATCTGAAGGCAACATGAAGTCTTTTGAATCTTCAATGAAAAAAGGCGGAAAAGTTAAAAAGATGGCTGCTGGTGGAATGACTAAGTTCCCAGTAGAAAAAGGCGAAATGGCTCCCTCTAAAAAAGGTATCAAACCATTTGGTCAACATCCAGATCAAGAGCGCGGTATGACTCGTGGCACTAATGTCAAAATGGCTGGTAACGATATTGGCAATGGCGCTCCTGTTAATACCAAGAAAAAAGGTGGTATGGTTAAGAAGATGGCTTCTGGCGGTACTGCATCATCCCGTGCTGATGGTATTGCACAAAAGGGAAAAACCCGCGGTAAATATTGCTAATAAAGGAAATATTATGAAAATGGATCACCCACCACTCTCTAAAGATATGCAAGCTGAAGAGCATATGATTCACCCAGACCATATGGAAAAGCATTATGGCGGCGATGGACACGCTCAACATCATGAGCATTTCAAGAAACACGCTGCTGGTCACAAATTGCACCACGAACACGTTAAGGCAATGTGTGGCGGTGGCTATGCTAAGGGCAAGAAGTAATGATGGCGAGTCGCGGAATGGGTGCAGTAAGCCCTTCCAAAATGCCCAAGAAAAAGGTTATTCATCGTACAGATAATCCGAATGATGTTGACCTTTTTGCTAAAGGCGGTGAAGTTTGGGATAAGCCACGTCCAAAAGGATTAGGCAAATCTAAGAAGCTATCACCAGCCAAAAAAGCTAGTGCAAAAGCTATGGCTAAAGCAGCTGGCAGACCATACCCTAATTTAGTTGATAACATGAGAGCAGCGAGGAAAAAATGAGTTTATTACAGCATTTAGAACAAGAAGCAGAACACCTTTTAGATATAGTTAAGAAAGCTTTTAATAATGAAAAAAACGCTTTTGGCGCAGTCAATCCTAAAACTGAAGCAATCATTGCAAGCTTGGAATCCCATATTTCCAACGCTGCTCCCGCTCCAGTTGTTGCTCCTGTTGTTGATCCTGTGGTTGATACAGCACCTGCGCCCGCAGTTGCCCCTGTAGAAGTTGCTCCAGAAGTCACTACACAAGCGAGCTAAAAATGGCTGAAAAATGGATTCAAAAGGCTATTAAAAAGCCCGGCGCATTAAAAAAAGAATTAGGCGTTAAGGAAGGCAAAACTATTCCTGCTAAGAAACTAGCTGCTGCTGCAAAAAAGCCCGGCAAGTTAGGGCAGAGAGCTAGATTGGCTGAAACCCTTAAAGGCATGAAGAAAAAATAATGGCATATACCAGTGGTAATTCAACATTTAACCTTGACCTCACTGAGCTTGTAGAAGAAGCCTTTGAGCGTTGTGGCTCGCAGTTACGCACTGGATATGATCTTCGCACCGCAAAAAGGTCTATCAACCTATTAACAATTGAATGGGCTAACCGCGGTATCAATTTTTGGACAGTAGAGGAAATCTCTATTCCGTTAGTATATGGCCAAGCTATATACCCAGTCGGTGCAGATACTATTGATATCCTAGATTTGGTTACTCGCACTAATAACTCTAGCGCCGCCAATCAGCAGGATATCAACCTAAATCGTATTTCTGAGTCTACTTATTCTACGATCCCTAATAAGTTGACCTATGGTCGTCCAATTCAAGTTTGGTACAACCGTCAAACCGGTAATTCCAATATTTATGCTGGCGTAACATTGGCGGCTTCTTTGACCCCATCAGCTACCACAATTATCCTGAGTTCTACATTTAATATGCGGTCTACTGGATTTATCCAGATTGATAGCGAGATCATTGGTTATGTCAATATTTCAGGAAACCAGCTTTTAAACTGCTACCGCGGACAGTACAATACTACAGCGGCGTCACATAGCGTTGGAGCAGCGATTTACGACCAGCAATTACCCAGCTTGGCAGTATGGCCTACCCCCGATAATGGAACGACGTATACGCTCGTTTATTGGCGTATGAGACGGGTTCAGGATTCAGGAACTGGTGTATATGTTCAAGATATACCATTCCGCTGGATTAATTGCTTGGTGGCTGGATTGGCATATTACTTAGCAATGAAGCTTCCAAATATGGATATTCAGCGGGCAGCAGGTCTAAAAGCTGAGTATATGGAACAGTTGCAACAGGCTATTGAAGAAGATAGAGAAGATGTATCAATTAGATTTGTGCCGCGCAATTTGTTTTACGCGAGGTAAGTATGCCAACTAAGTATGCTAGTGGCAAACACAGTATTGCGGAATGTGACAGATGTGGTCAACGATATAAGTTAGTAGAATTAAAAAAGCTAACAATCAAGACCAAATTAGTCAGCATTAAGGTTTGTCCTGAGTGTTGGGATCCAGATCAGCCACAGCTACAACTTGGCTTGTATCCAGTAAATGATCCCCAAGCAGTTCGGGAACCAAGACCTGATATTAGTTATTACGCATCTGGTCCAAGTGGATTGCAGACGCAACAAGGCGGCGGCAATAGCATTACGCAAGCTGGTTATCCTGAAGGCGGTAGTAGAGTTATACAGTGGGGCTGGTATCCTGTAGGGGGTTCTAGCGGCGTAGACAGAAACCTTACCCCCAATTATTTAGTAGGAATAGGCAACATTAATTCAGTAACAATTACGACAGCGTAGGAGTAAAAATGGCAATGCAAAGACAACGTGGTGTTAAAACTGACGAACCCTTTAACCCAAAAAATGTAGAAGACAATATGAAAAAAGGTGGAAAAGTTATGGAAAAAGAACCCAAAAAAGCAGATATGAAAATGGACAAAATGGTCGCTGATAAAGAGATCAAGAAAGCCATGAAAGAACACGATGCTCAAGAGCATCCCGGAAAGCATACCAAGCTCAAACTCAAAAAGGGCGGCATGGATGTTAAGAAAATGGCTAAGGGTGGTGTAACCCAGTCTAACCTACGCAGCATGGGCCGCAACATGGCTCGCGTTACTAACCAGAAGTCTAGCTCAAGAGGTCGTTAATATGGCAACCGCAAAGAATGTAAAACCAACCAAAAAGGATAGCCCAGCTATTAAAACTGGTAAAGCTCCTTATGACCATCCAGCAAGCGATTATGCACGTCCACACACGATGGCTGGCAAAATCATTGATGGTAATGAAGTAATGGAAATGGGCGACTATGCAACTGAGAAATCAGCAAAGACCGCTAATATCAAAGATCCACTACCAGCAAGCGCAGTAAGCTGGGGTAAAGGCACAACCAAAGAAGACGGACAAGAAACCCGTGGAAATGGTGCAGCTACTAAGGGTCGTATTGCTCGTGGACCAATGGCTTAATAAATGAACTACGAAACGTTATATAACAATATTCAGACCTATGCCCAGACGTCAGAAACGACGTTTGTGGCAAACATTCCATTTTTTGTGGAACAGGCTGAAACACGCATATATAACGCAGTTCAAATCCCATCCCTGCGTAAAAACGTCACGGGTAATTTAACAGCTGGAAACCAGTATTTAACTTTGCCGTTTGACTGGTTAGCCACTTACTCTATTGCCGTTATTGATAGCAGTGGTAATTACACTTATTTACTTAACAAAGATGTTAACTTTATCCGCGAAGCTTATCCCAACAATGGCTCAACAAGTTGGTCTTTACCTAAGTATTACGCTATTTTTGGCAGCTCTACTAACAATGTCAATGAATTAACCGCAATTGTAGGTCCAACTCCAGATTCATCTTATAACGCAGAATTGCATTATTTTTACTATCCAGTATCTATTGTTCAGGGCGTTATTGGTATTCTTAATGTTACTTTTACGGCTGGAACTCTTTATTCGCCGGGCTTGTATCAAAATGTACCGTTGACTGGCGGGTCAGGATCTGGCGCTACTGCAGATATTTTAATTAACTCATCGGGTAACGTTGCTAGCTGCACTTTGCAAAATGGTGGTAGTTTTTACCAAGCTGCCGATACTTTAGGGGTTTCTGCTTCTTCTGTTGGTGGAACTGGATCTGGATTTTCTATAGGAATCCAACAGCTTAATAATCCATCTGGAACTAGCTGGCTTGGCGATAATTACGATCCAGTCCTATTTTATGGTGCCATGCGGGAAGCTATGCTATTTCAAAAGCAAGAGCAGGACATTATCAAATATTATGAAGATAAATTTCAAGAAGCTCTTTCTGAAATTAAACGCCTTGGTGATGGTCTTGAGCGTGGCGATGCTTACCGCGATGGCCAAACCAAACTTAAAGTTAATACATAATGCCAATCGTACAAGGTCAAACCACTTTATTTAAAGCCAACATTTTGTCCGGCTTGGAGAACTTTACCCTTACTTCTCCTTACACCTACAAAATCGCGCTCTACAATGGTAATGCTAACCTAGACAATACGACCACAGCCTATACCTCAACCAATGAGGTTACAGCGATAGGCTATACGGCTGGTGGGCAAGCGCTGACCATATCTAACCCACCTACCCAAGACACCACCAATAATACGGCCTATATATCGTTTAATAACGTTACTTGGTCTGGAAGCCTTTCCGCAAATGGAGCCTTAGTTTATAATAGCACCACTGGGGCGGCGTGTTTTATTTTGAATTTTGGTAGCACCATTACCAGCTCAAATACGTTCACCGTTACGTTCCCAACGGCAACATCAACAACAGCAGTACTGACAATTAGTTAAGGAGTTTTACATGGAAAAAGCAAAATTTGGAGACATCAGTACCGCTGCGGTAACTCGTAATGCTGCGTCTGACAACTCCGTCGGATTTGAAGGATACTACGATGTAGTATGCTACGATGCACAAGGTAATATTAAATGGGAAGACAGAGCGCCTAACTTGGTTACCGCTGCTGGAAAAAATGCCCTGTTTGACTATTATTTTGGCGCAACTGGTACAGGTGGCGGTACATCTTCTGGTGCAAACTACCTTGGATTAGTAGGCAGCGCTTCAGCAACAGCTAACTATTTCCCATCAGATACTATTTCTAGCCACGCTGGTTGGATTGAAATTGGCGGTACCAATGCTCCTGCATATACAGGCACCCGTCAACAACCAAACTGGATTGCTGCAACTAACAACGGCTCTGCTGCTGGTAGCAATATTTCTTCTAAAGCAGCTTCAGCATTGACATTTACATTTACCAGTGGTGGTACTGTGTTCGGTTGCTTTATTAACTCTGGTGCAAGCGCATCTGCTACTAAAGATTCAACTGTTGGTGTTTTATACAGCGGTGGTTCATTTACCGCAGGAAGCAAAATTGTATCCAGTGGCGACTCTTTGGCAGTTACTTATACCACTACCGCAACGTCTTAATTTAGGAGCCAATTATGGCTTTAGTATTAGCTGATAGAGTACAGGAAACAACAACCAGTACAGGAACTGCCTCGGTTTTATTATCTGGGGCAGTTAATGGTTATCAATCATTTACTGCTGGTGTTGGCAATGGTAATACTTGTTATTACACCATTTATGACAATACATCCTTTGCATGGGAAGTAGGTATTGGCACATACACAACATCACCTAATACTTTAACTCGTAATACGATTCTGTCTTCAAGTAATAGCGGTTCAGCAATTAACCTTGCTGGTAATACTGCGGCAGTATGGGTTGATTACCCTTCAGAAAAAGCTATATATAAAGATTCTAATAATCTTGTTGCTATTCCATATAATGGCGCTAGTTCTACCATTGGTTCTTTAAACGTGGGTGGCAGTACGGGAACCGCAGATACTGGATACATTGCTACTTTTGTAGGAAATGCTAGTACTTACGCTTATACGTTTACTCAAAATACCAATTCTGGAAATACCGCATATGCATCACATACTGTAGGTAACAATGCCTACGGCACTACTGGTGCATATATTGATATGGGTGTAAACAGTACAACCTATAACGCTACTGCCGCTGGTTATCCAATTAATAGTCTTTCATTACCAAATACGACCTTTATTGAATCCACCAATGGGGATATAGCAATTGGCTCATGGGGTGCTAATGCAATTCACTTTGTAGTTAATGGCGCAACTACAACTTTAGATGCCATGACTATAAGCTCGTCTGGTGTTACTAGCTTGCTAAATCCATTGGGATTGGCTTCTGGCGGAACTAACTCAAGCTTATCTGCGGTTGCTGGTGCAGTGGCTTATTCAAGCGGTACTGCTATTGGATTATCTGCCGCTGGCACTACTGGTCAAGTTTTGGTATCTGGAGGATCGGGATCTCCAACTTGGACATCTGGTCCATCTTTGAATGCTTCTGTAATTGTTAGCCCAACCTTAACTGGAACCACGGTTGCCAGCACTGTTACTGCAACATCCTTAACTCTAGGAAGTCCATTAGCTGTCACGTCTGGAGGAACAGGTCAATCCTCATTATCAAACGTTACTGTTGGTGCTGCCACTGCTGCGTCTAGCGTAGTTGGTGGTTATGTATCTTCAGCTGTTGCTGGAACGGGCATAACCGTTTCTGGTGCTACTGGCGCAGTAACTATTAGTATTCCACAAACAATTACTACCTCATCAAGCGTTCAGTTTGGTTCTTTTGGAGTAGGTACAGCAGCATCAGGAACCACAGGCGAGATTCGTGCAACCAACAACGTTACAGCATACTATTCTGATGAGCGGTTAAAAACTAAAGTAGGAAATATTGAAAATGCTTTAGATAAAGTAAACCAAATTGAAACAATGCTTTATCACGCAAATGAAACTGCTGTTGCTCTTGGATATGACGCATCAATTATGGAGGTTGGTGTTACTGCTCAATCAGTACAAAAGGTACAGCCTGAAGTTGTTGTTCCAGCACCAATTGATGAAAAATATTTAACTGTCCGCTATGAAAAATTAGTGCCATTGCTGATTGAAGCAATTAAGGAATTGAAGGCGGAAGTAGACGCATTAAAGGGTAAATGATGTTTGGCTTAACCCCTTTTGCTACCGCTCCATTTAATGCTTTTATATCCAATATTTATGGCGGAAGCGTTAGCGAAGGTATTTCATCAGATACTGATATTGATGCAGTAATTGCTAATTTTAATAGCGTTATTACAGAAGCAATATCCAACTTTTCAGATTCTGAAACTGTACAACAAACATATGGGGTTCAAATATCTGAGGCTATTAGTAATTTTGCAGACTCAATACCTAATCCAGTTCAAACTTACGCAGTAATAATAAATGAACAAATAAACGCTGAAACCGATATTACTGCTGGTGTATCTGTATTCCTTGTGGCAGTTAATGAAAATATTAGTTCTGATGCTGATATTGATGCCGTTATAGCTAGCTTTAATAGCGTAATTTCAGAAGGAATTACTGCTGCAGATGCTTCTACTGGATTAAAAACTCAATATTCAGTAATTAGCGAAAATATTACTGCAGCAGATAAACAATCCAATATTGCAGCATTTGTTGGGGCTGTAATGGAGAATATAAACCCAGCAGATGTACCATCTGTTATAGCTTCATTTAAATCTGTAATTAGCGAAAACATAGCACCATCTGATGGCGCAACTACTGTATCAGATTGGATTAAAATTATTGACTCACAAACTCCAAACTGGGTTGTAATTAACAACTCACAATAAGGATTAACATGACAACGACATATTCACCATCGCTTAAATTAGCCCTTATTGGAACCGGAGATCAATCTGGTACATGGGGACAAACAACCAATACCAATTTAGGAACATTGCTCGAGCAAGCAATTACTGGGGTAACTGCTATTTCTTTGCAAGGAATAAGTTCGTACACACTAACAAATTACAATGGAACATCAGATGATGCCCGTAATGCAGTGCTTGTGTTTACTGGAACTCCAAGTGGCGCGCCTACTATTACTGCCCCTGCGCAAAATAAGTTGTATGTAGTTGTTAATAATACTAATCAAATTTTAACAATGTCAGCTACTGGCGGTTCAGTATCGTTAACCATACCAGCTTTGTCTACAGCCCAATGTTATTGCGATGCATCAAATGTAAGTGGTAATGGTATTGGATTCTATTCTGCTTTAACGGCCGCAGCAGGAAACTGGAATGTGGGCGGAAATCTGGTGGTAGTTGGAACTTCTACCCATACTGGTTCAACCATTATGAGTACTCTGACAGCAACTACAATTAGCGCAGGATCTGTAACAGTATCTGGTGTAGTTTCTGCATCTGGAGCCGTTATTGGATCATCATTTATTGGCGCTGGAACCGGGCTTACTGGAACCGCAGCCAGCCTTACAGCGGCCGTAGCACAAAGCATTGCTAACTCAGGCGGATGGAACATTACTCCAAATGGCAATAAATTGTATTTTAACTATAATGGCACAAATGTTGTCAGCATAGATTCATCTGGCAATATTATTTCATTGGCTAACGTAACCGCTGCTGGAACACCATAATGACTTTAAATTCGTCTGGTCCAATTAGTTTAATTGGAACAACTACAGGACAATCTATTGAAAAAGAGCTTGGTGGTTCTGGCACAACTCAGCTTGGTTTAACTTGCACAATTGTAAGAAATTTGGCTGGCGTTCCTACTGGTCCAATTACAATGGCTACCAACTTTTATGGTAAACAAGGAAGAAGTTCTTTTTCCGTAACCATATCCTCCAATACCACCAATTATGTATTTAATAAATGCAAGGTTCCGGGCTATGTTGCTGGAAAATCATGCGTTACATTAAAAATCAACAGTGGAGTTTATGTTTACTCAGGATCAACTGGATCAACAGCTTTAACTGTACCCAACACTTGGGCATCAGGTGATTCAATCAAAATTATTAATTGCGGGTATATTATCGGCATGGGTGGGGCTGGACACGAGGCTTGGGCTTTTAATGGATGTCATGGTCCCGCTCAATCTGGTGGCACAGCAATATCTACTGCCTTCCCATTAAGCATTACCAATAACAATACCGTTGGCGGCGGAGGAGGCGGTGGCGGTGGGGGTGGATATGGTGTTGGATACGATAATGAAGGAGCTTTTCACTACGCAGGCGGTGGTGGCGGTGGTGGTGGTAGATCAGGACTAACCCCTAGTGCTGGTGGTGCAACTAATGGTTGTTGTGGTAACCCCGGAATTTATGGCGGAGTACCCGGAACCTCTGGCACATCAAGCTCTGCTGGAACTGGTGGAGGAGGAGGTTCTGATGGAGTAACTTCTGGAGGAGTAGGTGGTAATGGAGGAGGCTGGGGATCTGGTGGCGCTGGTGGATGTCAAGGTAGTGGACCTGCTAACCATACGCCCGGCACCCCCGGTGGCCCCGCTGGACCAGCCACTTCTGGAAATTCATATATTACTTGGACAGTTATTGGAAACCGATACGGTCCATTGGGATAAAATGCAAAATTTTGATTATTGGCTTTGGGAAAATGTTTTGCCAAAGTGGTTTTGTGAACAACAAATAGCAGCCATAGATTGGAACCAAAAATCAAATGGCGAGGTTAACGATAAAGGTAATTTTGTTGTTGATAAAGAAACCAGAATTACTGATATAGTTTGGTTAGAAACAACATCACCAATTGGATGTATTGCGCAAATATATCTTAATATGGCGAACGATCAGGCTGGTTGGAATTTTAATGTAACTAATCTTGAATCAAAAATTCAAATTGGGAAATATAGCAGCCAAGATAATGGTTTTTATGATTGGCACGCTGATGATGGTTATAGAGTAAATAAAGATGGTTTAGTTCGTAAACTATCAATTAGTATTTTGTTAAGTGATGAAAATAATTTTGAAGGTGGTGCTTTTGAATTTAAAAACTTTAAAACACAACCAGTATTAAAACAAGGAAGCATTATTGTTTTTCCTTCATTTTTAGAACATAGGGTTGCTCCAGTAACATCAGGAGATAGATATTCTGCGGTAACTTGGGTAAGTGGACCAGCATATAGGTAGGATTGAATTATGACATTAAACTCATCAGGACCAATTAGTTTAGCAGGCACAACTGCTGGGGTATCCATTGAAATTGAAAATGGCGGAAATGGTACAACTCAAATTAGCCTTAACTGCACTGCTGTAAGAAATTTAGCGGGTGTCCCAAGTGGCGCCATTGCAATGCCAACTAATTTTTATGGCAAGTCTAATAGGGTTGCTGTCACCGTTACATTGTCTTCAAGTACTACAAACTATACATGGAACAAATGTAAAGTTCCCGGATATAGCGCAGGCAAAACTTGTGCTACATTAAAAATCAATAGCGGAGTTTATGTATATTCATCTTCTGCTGGATCTCAAGCAATGACTGTAAGCAATGCTTGGACTTCTGGGGATGTAGTTAAAATTATCAACTGCGGCTATATCATTGGTATGGGCGGATGCGGTGGTTATGGTGGTTTTAATGGAAGTAACGGTACCAATGCTGGAACAGCGCTTGTTGCTCAATATCCAGTAAGCATTACTAACAATAACACTGTTGGTGGT